GCAGACTATCCGCGATAAGGCGCTAGAAGCGGGAGCCTATGCCGCTGCAGTACAGGCCGAATACAGGCGTGGGCAGGCTTTGGGCACGATTTATGTTGAAAGAAAAGAAATAAGGCATGGCACGATTGACTCAATGAGCAAAGAAGAGGTCCAGCGCAAGCTAGACGAGCTTAAAAAGCTTTATGGGGGCCCACCCCCTACCGCGTTGATTGATGCGCATACAGGGGCTGTGATCGCGAGTATGGACATGGACAAGGAACCTGCCTTTGTTTCGCCAGTGGAAGAGCCACCGTTAGACGTGTTTGAAATGGACAGGGACAGTGGCGAGGAAGCCTGAAGCGGTATTCTCTGACTTTATCCGCGACCACCTGCCGGATGTAGATATATCCCGCGTGGAGTCTGTAGCTAATCTTGGTTTTCCTGATATGGTTATTGCAGATAGAGCAGGAACCGGAAAAATTGGCTTTTTGGAAAATAAGGTTGTGCAGCGCGGCCTTAAAGTAAACCTACGCCCGCATCAGATATCATTTTTGTATCGCCATTGGCTATACGGATGCCCTGCCTATATTTTGGTAAAGCATTTGCCTATTGGAAAAAAAAAATCGATAGTTTTTCTTTACCATGGGGGACAGTGCGATGATTTACTTGCGCAAGGCCTGCGCGTACAGCCTGTTATCAAATGGGAAAGTAATGCAATTGATTGGCTGTTACTAAAAAACCTACTATTGGGGATAGAAAAACCATAGAAAAAATCAATTATATTTTCTAGCTAGAAAATATATAATTGTCGTGCTGGATGTGAACAGCAAAACCTAGAAAGGATAGAAAATGAAAAAACCAAGCGGATATATTATTTACCGCGGCGCGTCATTACTTGACGATAAGCCGATAGTCGTCGTGGCAATTACTGGCAAATCATCGAACAGCAAAACGGGGGATATGGTTCAGACCTATATACTCGCCGACAATGGCAAAAGTCCAGTGGAGAGCGCAAAGGCGCTCGACGACGTTTCAGTTTGTGGCGATTGTAAGCACCGCCGCGGCTTAGGCGGTTCGTGTTACGTTAATCTCGGGCAGGGCCCGCGGGCAGTGATGGACGGCGTTATTCGCGGAATTTATCCGGATAACATAGTCAACGCGGCCTTTGCGTCACATAAGCGCAAAATAAGATTAGGCACTTATGGGGATCCGGCGGCGGTTCCTGCTTATGTCTGGGAAACACTACTTGCGGGCGCTGATTCGCATACTGGTTACACCCACCAGTGGCAAAACGGAAAAGCGGATCATGTAAAGCAGTGGTGCATGGCTTCAGTAGATACACCGAAGGAGGCGGCACTTGCTAAGATGGACGGCTGGCGCACTTTTAGGGTTAGAGTCGCGGACGGAAGTCTAGAATTCAGTCATGAGATGAAATGCCCCGCCAGTGCTGAAATGAATAAGCGTTTAACCTGCGACACATGCATGGCCTGCAGTGGCGGCATTGATAGCAAAAAGGCCAGCGTCACAATCATTGTCCATGGTTCCCTAAAAAACCGTTTTTCTGTGTCAATGGGGGCGTAATGTTTATTGTGCTTGCGGTGATAATCGTTTTAATTGTAATTATTGATTTAGTTGATTATAAATAACTTAGAAAGGATAGAAAATGAACACTTATAGAGTAGATCACACCGTTTTGTGTGAAGTGCATGTATGGCGGATTATTGAAGCCGAAAATTATTCGGATGCACTGGCACAAGTAGCAGCATTGGAAACCATAACCGCTACACAAGATGGGGCAGACTATGAAATTATTAGCGATAAGCAGGTTATCTCGCTTGAACTATCTTATTCTGATTCCCGATAGAAAAAATCAATTACACAATTTATCGACAATAGACTATTATTAGTCATCGATTCGCCGAATCGATAAATTAGAAAGGATAGAAAAATGGAACATTTACCTAATAAAATAACAATAAGTTGGCACATTGAGGATGTTCAATCCCAAGACCCTGCATTAACTGATGATGAGGCGCGGCAGGTTTTGCAGCTGATAAAGCACAAACACGACGCTAATATCGGCGTTAATTGGGAAGTAATCGATGCTTGGATCGATTATTTCAAGCGGGAAAGGAAAACCGAAAAATGAAAATTGAACTCGACACATTAGACACTGGCGCTTCCGTCGTTAATTTTGAGCATGGCGGTTATTTCATGCTGGAACCAGTAAACGAAGGCACTGGAGTTTTTTTAACTGTCATTGACAGTGAGGGGGATGTTTTATTAGAACAGCGCTTTAATCTAACGGTTATGCCGTATGACACTATTGAGGATTGATTCTCAATAGAAAAAATCAATTGTACGGACTAACGACAATAGACTATTATTAGTCATCGATTCAACGGAATCGACCAACCAGAAAGGATAGAAAAATGGCTCACATGATAGATGAAACAACCGGACGCGCCGCGATTGCTTACGTCAACGCGACACCATGGCATGGCCTTGGGCAGGTGTTGACACCTAACTCAACTATTGAGCAGTGGACGCAGGAAGCGGGCTTAGGTTATACAGTGCTCGAGAGCTTAGTAGAATATAAAACCCCCGCGGTATCAGGGTATCAAGTTTGGCCTGATCGCAAAGTGCTACACCGCTCGGACACTGGCGCGGCGCTTGCTGTAGTTTCAAAGGATTACAGAACAGTCCAGCCCGCGGAAGTTATGGGTTTCTTTCAAAAGCTTTTAGACTTAGGCGGTTTTCAGATGGAAACAGCGGGCGCGTTGTCACAAGGCCGCCGCGTTTGGGCGCTTGCCAGTGTAGGTGACGGCGCGGAAGTTGTGGACGGTGACGTGGTCAAGCCTTATTTATTGCTCGGAACTAGTTACGACGGAACCATGGCAACCATAGCAAAATTCACAGCTATACGCGTGGTATGCAATAACACAATCACACCAGCGGTTAATAGCACTCACGACGAACTAGACAAGGGTTATATAAAGTCAGCGGTTCGCGTATTGCACAGTGAGCGGTTCGATGCCGAAGCCGTTCGTTTACAGTTGGGAATTGTCGCTAATCAATTCGAGCGTTTTATGGTTGAATCACGCAAGCTTGCACATGTAAATATGTCCTTTAGTGATGCTGACTTATTCGTAAAGGAACTATTGAAGCCATACCATACTGGCAAGCTTGACATTGTCGATACGCGGGCATACAAGCGGGTTATTGAATTGTTTGAAGGCCGCTCTATTGGTTCTGACTTGTTACGCAGCGCGGGGGTATCCGCTTCGCGTTGGGAAATGCTGAACGCTGTCACGCAACTAGTTGACCACGAGCGAGGCCGCTCGGACAATACCCGTCTCGAGAGCGCTTGGTTCGGCACTGGATCCGCTATTAAAAACCGCGCATTGGAACTATTAACGGCCTGATTAGTTAAGTAATAAGCAAAAACGCGGGTTTTCTCTCTGAGATTACCCGCGGTTTAGTCAATAATCGGAATTAATTATGCATGTGTAAACCTGCCCCGCGAGCCGCGGTGCTCGGCGCTTGAAACCTGCGGCGGCCTCCGCGGTGCTCGAACCGCGGTGCTCGAACCGCGAGCCGCGGCGCTTGCGCCGCGGTGAAATAAATAGTTGACAGCGCCGCTCGGCGCTGTCATAATTTCTCTGTGGCATCGACGGATGCCACACAACCTAGAAAGGATAATGTGATGACTGACTTGACATCTAAAGCTTTGCTGGCTGCATCGATCCGCGTAAGAGTATTCGCGAAACGTGAAACTATTGACGAGGCGCTAAATTACGCGATAGAGGTTTTTGATCGCGTAAACAGTGACGATAAAGCGGCGGTTTATACCGCGCTGCATGTGGTGATGAATACCATCGCCGATAAGATTGACGCGCTGCCCGATTCGAGCGCCGCGGCGCTCGAGCCGCCGCCCGCGGAAGTCCGCATCGATCATGCGGACTTGCCCGCCACTGGTGCGACCAGCTTGCATGATCAAATCGAAGACATTGTGTTGGCGCAAATCTCGAAGCTTGGCGCATCGATTGATCATAAAATTGAACGTAGATTAGCGGATGAACTTCGACAGTGGAACGAAAACGCTCAATTCGATACGATCATAGAAGAATGGTTCGAGGATAATGTTGACATTGAACATTCAGTGAAAGACATAATCCGCAACATGAGTATTAGTATTGACGTTGATTAAATAGTTGACAGGGCGCATGCGCCCTGTATAATTACTTCATCGCATTAATCGATGCGATATAACCTAGAAAGGATAGAAAAATGACTAAGACCAAATCAGTGCGCACCGTGACTCTCGGCTGGGAAGAGTTCGTTATTCCAGCTGGAATGACCGAGGCGCAAGTTATCCTGTTAGTAGGACAGCTTGCCATGCTGGATAGAATCTCCAGCATGGGCACGAAGGACTATAAACACAGCTACTACTACTTCAACGATAAGCAGACTGTGAGAGTAGCGCAGCGCGAGGTATTCCTAGATCAGGCTGCAGCTACTACAGCCAAAGCAGAATACGACGCAGCGCTGCCCGAGCCAGAGACAGCGACCAGTTAACCTAGACTATCGGGGCGCAAGCCCCGATAGATAAAATTGTCTTGACAAACCCTGCTGGCACAGTTCTTGCCGCGGGGGGAGGGCCATAGCCTGACCGGTTTTGCTGCGGTGCAGCAAACTCACGATTTTACGCAAACAAATACCTTTCAGATACATATGACCTATACCCCTCCCCATAAACACCCCCCCTTCATTTGTAAAACGCGTACAGGGGGTGTATATTAATAAATTATGAAACCTGAAGACATTGAAGCGGAAAGATTACGCCTAGAACTCCGGCTCTCGCTCCTCGAAGCGCGAGACAAGGCCACCACTGCTTTCTTAGACTTCTGCAAATACGTGTGGCCTGAGATGATTGTCGGGGAGCACCATCGCCGTATTGCATTAGCCTTGGACCGCGTTGTGGCTGGCAAGTGCAAACGCCTGATGATTGCGATGCCCCCGCGCCACGGAAAAAGCCAGATGGGCAGTTATTTATTTCCTGCGTATTTGATGGGGAAGTTGCCACAAAGTAAACTCATTGTTGGCTCGCACACCGCGGAACTTGCACAGCGCTTTGGTAGGATGATTAGAAATCTTGTTGAGGACGAGCGGTATATCGAGTTGTTTCCTGACACCAAACTTTCTGTTGACTCCAAGGCTGCTGGACGGTGGAACACGAGCCAAGGCGGTGAAGCCTTTTTTATTGGTAAGGGCGGCGCGATGACGGGCCGTGGTGGTGATATCATTATTTTGGACGACATCTTGGATGAACAGGATGCCATATCTGATACTGCTATGGAGAACACGTGGGAATGGTATACGTCTGGTCCACGTCAGCGTTTGCAGCCGAACGGTACAATAATTGTTATCAACACCCGGTGGAAGACCGACGATTTGTCAGGGCGATTACTTCGCCAGCAGGGACAATTAAAGAGCGACCAGTGGGAGATTTTAGAGTTTCCTGCGATCCTCCCGAGCGGCAACCCTTTGTGGCCCGAATATTGGGCGCTTGAGGAGCTTGAAAAAGTCAAGATGTCCATTGGCTTGAAGAAGTGGAACGCCCAATGGCAGCAACAACCGACGAATGATGATGGTGCGATATTAAAGCGTGATTGGTGGCGCAGGTGGCAGAAGGAGGAGCCGCCGTCATGCAGCTATCTCATACAAACATACGACACGGCCTACTCTAAAAAGGAGACGGCTGACTTCTCCGTCATCGCAACGTGGGGCGTGTTCCGTCCATCTGCTGATTCTGGCCCTAATTTAATTCTGTTAGCAGTAAGGAAAGGCCGCTGGGACTTTCCTGAATTAAAACGGATTGCCAAGGACGAGTACAAGTATTGGAATCCTGACAGCGTGTTGATTGAGGCCAAGGCTACAGGCACTCCGTTGCAGCATGAGATGAGAAAGATGGGTATTCCTGTGACGATGTACTCCCCCGGTGGTAGGAGAACTGGTCAAGACAAGGTAAGTCGAGCGAACGCTGTCGCACCTATCTTGGAATCCGGCATGGTTTGGTATCCGGAGGATGAGGAGTTTGCTCAGGACTTAGTGGAAGAGTGCGCCGCGTTCCCTAATGGTAGTCACGATGACCAAGTGGATGCAACCATTATGGCGTTGATGCGATTTAGACAAGGTAACTTTATTTCGTTAGAGGATGATGACGACGAAGAGAAAGAGGTTATTGACTCAAAGGTCGAGTATTATTGATAAAAAGGGTGGGGTATGGTAGCTTAACGACATTCTTTTCACGGGCCGCGGACCATGGAACAAAACACCCCATCACTGCAAGAAATCCAAAATAAAATTCGTGCAGCCGCAACGTCAGCGGGTATTGACCCTGACATAGCGCTACGCATTGCTAATGCGGAAAGTGTATTTAGCAATGCGGCTAAGAATACTCGCTCATCGGCCCGCGGTCTATTCCAAGTGATAGATCAAACGTGGAAAGATTTGGGAGGTGATCCTAAGCTGCGTAACGATATTGATGAAAACATCCGTATTGGCATTAAAGTAATTTCTAATAACAGGGATGCATTTTTAAAGAAGTACGGCACAGAGCCTGATACCAAGCAATTGTATGGTATGCACTTCCTTGGCCCTAGCCAAGCGATTAGGGTATTTAACTCCGCAGAAGATGCGGCAATAAAAAACATAGTACCTAGAAAAGTAATAAAGGCTAATCCATTTTTGGATAAGATGAGTGTGGCTGATTTTATCAATTTTACTCAGACCAAGATGGATAAGAAGGGAACGCCTGCCACAGCGGTTGCAAAGACTGAGGGCCCTGTGCCCATGCCACAAGCTCCTAAGGAGACGATGCGCGAAGCTACTAGCAAGAAGCCTTCATCGCGGACCGTGGACCTCCCAACAGCAACCAATCCAACCGCACCTCCAATGAA